CATGTCCGTCGAGACCGTCCTCACCGCGGTCGCCCTTCGGGCCAACCGGACCGGGCGGTCCAGCCTCACCGCGGTCGCCCTTGTCCCCCTTCTCGCCCTGCGGCCCCTGCTCGCCCTGTGGACCTTGCTCGCCGTCGTTGGGCGGCTCTACCAGCGCAGCGATGCGCTTCAGCGTGGCGACCTCTTCCGCCGCCGCCTGAGCATCTGCCTGCGCCGCCGCCCGCTCCTGCGCCTGTCGCTTGATGAAGTCGGCTGGCGACTCGCCGAACCGAGGCCCGCTCAACCGGGTGCTTCCCGGATCACGTAGATGGCGCGGGCTTTCGTCTTCCAGTTCGACTCGGCCTGAGCGAGATCGTTCACGAGCATGGCCGGAGAGATGTCGGTGTTGTTGGTCCGGGTCTGCCACTGCGTGAAGACCGCGCGGCCTGCGGTCAGGCGCTTCAGACCCTCGATGGTGCAGTAGTCGCGGACGGCCTGCGTCAACTCCGAGGAGGTCGCGAGCACGTCAGCATCATTCACGAGCACCGGATACGGCGCATACCCCCAGACCCGGATGAGGTCTGTGGCAGGGACAAGTTGAGTGACGACGCTGACGGGCAATTCGAGGTAACCGCCCCACATGCGCCAGCCGTTCTGCGTGTCGTTTACAGGCTGAGCGGACAACGGCTGGAGGTGAGCCGTGCGCGTCGCCGGCACGGTCGAGCCGTCCCAGATTTCGCAGGTGGTGAGTTCAATCTCCGGCGTGACCCCACCGGCGATGTCCGACCGGACGACGTACCGCAGGGTGTCCGCGACCGGGGTGATGTCCTCTTGGAACCGCTCCGGGGCGATCCGGCCGACCTCTGTCAGGGCGGCGTTGACCATGTCGCCGATGACGCCGGCGTCGAAGAACTTTCCGTCTACGTCGCGCAGGTCGGTAGAAACCTTCGTCCTGATTTCGGCAAAGGTTGTCATGCTAGGAGTCTACCACGCTACGCATACTTTTCCCAGAACCACATGTGACTGCCGCCGACCGCGCCCGGGTCAGTGACGATCCCGGTGAACGTGACCGAGTAGGCGCTCACACCCTCCACGATGGCCGGGTACGAATTCTGGACGTTGTACGTTACGTTGTTCATGAGGAACGCTTCGGCAGCGTTCTCGATGACTGAGAGCGTCTTCTCCTGCCCGTCGTAGATGAGCACGCGCGTTCCTGTCGAGGACGGCACGGTGATGGTCATGATGACCCCACCGGCCTGCACCGTGATGACGCCGGCCTGAGCCCCGACAGCGACCAGAAGGTTGAGCGGCGAGTGGTACGTCCCGCGGTTCGTGAAGTTGCCTGTAAACGTCACGACCTTGACGTAGGCGGCGACGGTGGCATCCGTGGTGATGTTGATGGCGGCACCACCGGACGTCAGCGAGACCTTGAAGGCGTTCGCGGTCAGGCCCGAGGCGAGGACGTAGTACGGAGTCCCGAGGACGAGTCCAGCACCGCCAGTCAACGTGGTGAAGTAGATGCGGTCGTCCGTGATCAGACCGTGGGCCGTCTTATTGACGAGGTCGGACGAGGCTGTCGCGGTCACACCCGTCACGATGACCGTGTCAGGAAAGACCGTATCCTGCGGCGCCGTCGCGGTGATCGAGGGGTCCTTCGCGACGAAGGTCGCCTGCCACGGGATCGCGAGCGAGTCGCTGTTTTCGCCGCCCTGATTGTCGCGCTGGAAGACCAACTGCTTCGACTTCGGCATGACCTTGATCTGGAGGTCGATCTTGCCGCTCGGGTAGTCAACGATCCGGTTCGTCGGGACCGAGAAGTAGAGGGGCAGGTATCCGTGATCCGCGGGCGACTCACGCGCAGCGAGGGTTGGAGACAGCGCCTTGCGGAGCGACCAGACTGCGTCGAAGAACGTCTCCCGCAGGACCCCGTACAGCGTCCCTGCCATCCTCAGATGGAGCATGCCGAGGAACGGATCGCCGGCATCCATGCCGTCCTGAAGGGACCGCTTCTCGATGAACTGGATGACGTCGGTGTCCGAGAAGTCAACCGAGTCAATGACGCAGCCGGCGATCCCGTGCCCGATGCCCGAGTTCGGGTCCGGCGTGACGGCCGGATCGTTCAGGAGGAACGTGCGATAGGTGACGGGAAAGTTGAGGTCCATTGGATCACATGATAAGGCCCGGCACCCGTTTTGGGAACCGGGCCGTATTGCCTAAGCGTTGTCTGTGTCTTGGGCGACGCAGCCACACTTCGTGCACTGGCGGGCCTGCTCCTCGGAATGGTCCGACATGAGATGGCCCTTCGTCCCGCACCGGGGGCACGGGTCTGAGGAGGCGAGGACAACGATGTGGTCCGCGGTCTGCTTCCCACGAGTGGAAATCATGCCGGGCTCCACGAGGGTTGCCCGTCCGCGAACCCTGACGACTGGAACGGTCACGAGCGGTTCCCTTTCAAGGGATTGGGGGACCGGACAATTGCCCGGTCCCCGTCACCTTACGAAATCGGGTTGACCGACTCGATGCGGATGTACCGCGGCGGCGAAACGTTCGTCGCGTTGGTGCCCTGACCGATGATGACGGCTCCGAAGAACCCCTTCCAGCCGACCGAGGCCCGCTGATGGAGTTCGTCGCCCGGGCCGCCCGGGGGAGTGAAGAACGTCTGGATACCCGTCCAGTCACCGAAGGCGTAGGACTCCGGGCCAAAGATGGTCGTGGAGTTCACGTCGTAAACCTGAACCGGGGTCGTGACCGCGGTGAGGTCTGTGGTGATGTCGATGGGCGTCCCGTTCGGGGTGAGCGCGACCTTGAACGTGTTGGCCGTGACCGGCCCGACCACGTAGTAGACCGTGCCCGAGACAAGACCGACGCCGCCGGTGAGGCCCGTCAACTTGACGCGCATGCCGGCCGAGAGGCCGTGTGCGGTAGAGTTGATGAGGTCAGTGGCAGCGGTGCCCGTGACCGTCGGGAGCGCGACGGTTCCGACGGTCGCCAACTTCTGCCCGGCAACGGCCGAGGACTGGAAGCGGACACCGGCGTACTCGCCGAGTTCCCCCGACATGAGTTGACGCGCACCGGCGTACCGGGCCGCATCAATCCACCCGCCAACGGCGGTGTCGGACTGGAGGTCGAAGATGGAACCCGTATGAACGATGGCGTGGTACGTGCCGTCCGGGAATGTCGGAACGAGTCCGGCCTGAAGGAGGGCAACCGCACGCTTCACGAGCGCACCGGTGAGGGGCGACGCACCCAGAGGGAACGTCGTGGACGACGTCGCGCCGTTCGCGTAGATGACGTTGGTCCCCGTGATGAGGACCTCCGCAACCCGCTTGTCAGCGGTCGCGATGGCGTTCCGTGCGACACGGTTCGCCGCCTCGGCCATTAGGTCGAAGGGCGACTCCAGCATGCCGAGGTCCGTGAGGGTCAGGAGGCGACCAGCCTGTGCGGCTGAGAACTCCTCGTAGCCAAGGGTCAGACCCTCAGCCGTCGGAGTGACACCTTCCGTCAGCCACGGGGGCGTGCCGGCTGAAACGGTTCCCGCGACCACGGACATGTCCGCGATGTTGATGAACCGCATCGTGTTGTTCGTGCCCGGGACGAACTTCGCAGGACGGAAGTTTCCGGGAGCGAGGTGGGGGAGCGGCGCCCGGAGGAGTTCCTCCAGACGCTTCTGCACGAGAGCGACAACCGTCTGGTTGAAGTTCGTCGTGCTGGTGTTCGTGGTGGTCATTTCGCCTTTCAGTTCCCCGGTTGAGGCTCGGGGTTAGCCTACACGGTCCACGGGACAGCCATCCCGCGGAGTCGCTTCTCGATGTCGGCCGATGTTTCGGCCTTGGTCTCTTCTGTCGATGTCCCGGCGCCGTTCTGAGGTCCGTTCGGGCGTCGGGGAGTAACCGGCTCGACGTCATCCGCAAGGATGGCCTCGAACTTCGCGAGGCGGGCCTCATCGGTCACCTCGGGCAGTTCCTTCCGCGCGTTCGGGTACTTGGCGTCGAGGATGGCGGCTGCGACTCGCTGATCCGCGCTGTTGGCGCGTTCCTCTGCGGCTCGCAACTTCTCGGTCAGCGTGGCAACGTCGGCGGCTTCCTTGTCCGAGGCGCTCCGGTTGGCCGCCTTGAAGGCTTCCAATTCCTTTGCGAGCGCGTCGGCCCGGTCCTTCTCGACCTTGCGGGCTGCTTCTGCCCCTGCCTGTCGCTTGCGGTACGAGGCAATCTGCGCTGCGGCGTCCGTGCCTTCGCCCTCGGGGGACTGGTCAGTGCACTCTGGGTTCTGGGACGTTGCGTCGCCCGTTGTCGCGTCGTTCGCTGCGTCAGTCATTTGTGTCTCCGATACTAGTGGGGGTGTAAACGCTTTGTCAAGGCTACTTGAAGATGCCCTGCAACTGCGTCATCTGCTCCGACAGGACCGGCGCGAGTTCGGTCGCATGGACCGGCCCGTTGATGCCCTGTGACGGAGTTCCGGCTGCCCCGGTGGGGCTCCCGGGCTGCGCGATGCTCTGGAGACCCTGCTCAGCGGCCGGTGAGAGCGTCGTCGGGTCCTGACCCTGCCCCTCGAAGAGTTTCGGGGCATTGTCGATGACCTCTTGACCTGTCCGGGCCATAAGGTTGAACCAGCGACGAGGGTCCACGGTCGCCAGTTCGTCTTTCCAAATCGTCCCAACGTCCTTGCCCTTGAACAGGTCCCGGACGAG